ATGGGTACATCTACATATACTGTATCACATTCTTCTACTACCGGTTCTGGACATTCTTCTATTGTTGTTGGAACAACATCAGCTCCTTCATCAGTTGCATCTACACAATCTTCATATCCATCATTTATATAAAATGAAGGTACACATCCGTTTGGTGAATATACTGTCCAATTAGAGGGGTCTTCCCCACAATAAAATCCTTGCGCTATAGCACAATCTAAACAATTGTTTAGTAAATTATTTTGAGCATTGAGTCCTAGACTCATGATCGCAAATAAAAATGTAAGTAATTTCTTCATAATATAAAATTTTTTAGGTTAGTACTCTTATAATATATTTAAAATATATTCGGATATACATATAGAAACAAGGATAAAAAAGCGCTAAAAATAGCGCTTCTTTTTTATTTAAAAATTAATTTATAATTTTAGTAATTTAAGATAGCATAATCCATTACTATAGTTATATTAATATTAGCTGGTGTATCTGATGTCCAATCCATATCTCCAAAATTAGCTGTTTGACAATATGCTCCCTTTAATATCCATTCTTCAACTACATCACCTACAGGGCCTAATGAGTTAATTCTAATATCTTTTTTATAGAAATCAGAATAACCATCTCTTCCTGTAACTGATTCATGCGATAAACGAACCCATTCCATTACTGCTTGTGCACCTGATGGTGTTACGGGATCATATAGGTCACATGTTATATTATTCCATGTTGCTTTTCCTTTAAGTTTTCTTTTCACATTAATATGATCAAGAGTTACTTCGCCAAAAGAAATATTTGGTCTTTGTATTTTTTTAATCAAATATGCTGGGATTCCATCAATGTACATTATAAACCTATTTTGTAATTTAGGTTCAAATGCTGTAAACATCATTTCATTTGTATTTAATATCGCCATCTTTTATTTTTGTTTTTTGTTTTATTATAAATATAATATTTTCTAGTTTTTAGTAACTTCCTCCACCAGTTCCACCAGCATTATCAAATGTAGCTCCTGTTGGTAATACGTTAAAATCTAAGACTATAAATTCAGCCGTTTTTGTTGGTTGTAAATAAATAGCACCTACTAACTGATTTCTATCAATTACATCTGGAGTATTATTTGCTTCATCCATTTGTACTCTAAAAGCGTATAGTCCTTGTCTTTGTTGTACTGATTCTAAATATGGATTAACAATATTTAAGAATCTATTTCTCGTTGATTGTGTGTTTTGTTCAAATACTAAGTATTTAGAAGAACTAGCTATAAATTTCTTAAGTGCAATTAATAATCTTCGTACATTAATTCGATCTAATGCTGTTGATCTTTCTTGTAATGTTTTCTGACCCCAAATACAAACTCCTGTTTGTGGGAATGTTGCAATTGGGTTAATTTTAGAATCATATAATATATCTCTTTCAGCTTGATTTAATCTTATTTTAGCTTCTAATACATTTCCTAATACACCCCTATTTAAACCTGCTGGTGCAAACCACTCAGCTGCAATTCTATCTGAAGCTGCTATGGCTCCTGGGACAATTACTGATGGTGGTACTAATACTGGTTTATTTTTAGCACTATCTAATACTTTAACCCATGGGTAATAAACTGCAGCGTAATTTGAATCTAATCCACTTACATCACTTACTGCTTGGTTTACAGATGCATCTACAGAATTTAAATCCATTACAAAAAATGCATCTCCTCTTTCTTCACACATATCAATACATCAATTTGTAACTAATGGATGTATTGAATGAATAACACCTGGCATAGCTAACATATTAATATCATATTCATCTTGATTTGAAATAATATCAATTGCTTTTTTATATCCTGTGTAACCTGTTGCTGTGTTTGTACTTAAATCAAACCCATATAAATTGGCAGCAGTAATATTAGTTCCTATTTGTTTAACTGTCCATGGTGCTAAGCCATCATCACCTCCTTGGAAAGGTACTGTAAATTTTAATTGGTTAGCTGTGGGTCCATTAACTCCTGTTGAATCTATTGAAGCACTTAATGAACCAGATCCTCCTGTTGAAAAGTGTAAACTTGAACTTGGATGACCAAAGAAATTATCAACACTAAATGCACCTGCTACGTTTGAAGGGGCACTATTTGGTAAAGGTTGTAAGAAGTTTTCATTATCACTTTCTTTATCCATAAACATAAATCCTAAATATCCTTTAGCATTGTAGGTATCATCTGTTCCTAATTGTTGTGTACTTTCATAAGATGCTGAAGGGAAAACTGCGGTTTCAGCACCAGCTCCTGCTACAAAACTGAATGCTGCTGCTGCAAATGGATTTTGTACAGCTGCGAATCCTTTTGGTGATAATTTAGGAGAAGTTGCTCTTTCATCTACTGCTTGAGATGTTTCTACTCTAATATAATTTGAAATATTTGGATAATTTCCAAGTAATTCTACTTTAGCTAAAGTATCATTATATTGTGGGTATCTATCTCCAATTACTCTTGAAACATATCGTGGAGAATCTGGATCTAGAGTACAATTATTAAATTGTTCAAGGATGATTGGATTTTTATCTGTGTCATTTGTTCTTCTTAAGATAACTGAAAACTGTGAATACTGTTCAACACCATCTATGTCTCCGGGTTCTTTTAAATTTGCAATTGAAATTTTATATTCATGACATAAATGCTTTCCATGATCTATGGTATGAAACTTAAATAAATCTTTTTGTCCTAATTGAACTTGTGATTGGATAAAAGGTGTTGATGAATAACCATATCCTTCTGTCTGACCAATTCCATCAAATACTTGATCAGTTGAGCTCATTTTAGAAAATATTAATGCAGATCCTGATCCAAGTCCATATCCCTCTACACTACCTGAAGCTGCTAATTTTGATTGTATGTTTTTAAAATTTAAATAAGTGTAACCAGGAGTACCTGCGTATGCATTAGCTCCTGTTTTACTATTATCTGGGCTGTATCCTATATATTTAAATAAATAATTTGAATTAGAAGGATTTATTGAGGCATTAAATGAGGTTGAGGTAACATTTGTCCCATTAAGTAATGATGTAAAACTTCCACTTACATTACCTTGTTCTGTATGTCCCGTTGAGGAAGCTGTAGATAAATTTAATGAGGGGGTACTTGCCGCTTTAGAAGGGTAAATTATTCCTACTATTAATGGTTGTCCTAAATCATCAGGATCATCACTATCACTAGATCCTGATATAACTACAGCTATAGGTTCAGTATTTCCAGTAGAGAAAGTATATCCACCCCCTGCTAGTACCCTACACACTGTAACTGATCCTGCATTTCTTAAATATTCTCTAACTGTTTGTGGAACATATGTTTCTGAACTTAAGGGTCCAAAACGTCTTTCATATTCTTCAAAACTTCTTACTACTGTTGGTACGAATGCTGGTCCTTTTACTGTTGGGCCAATTATTGCTGCTCCTATTGCGCCTACTCCTTGTGGTAGAAATGATAGGTCATTTTCTCTTGTAAATACACCTGGTGAGATAATTTGTTCTGCCATCTTTTTTATATGTTTTTTATTTTAATTCTTTGAATGGTTTTATTCCTATATAAATATAAGAAAAAGATATAAACCCAACCAAAATAATTGATTAAAACTAAATTTAATCAGTAATAAATATGGTAGAAGTTTATAAGAATTATTCTATTGATGTAAAAGTTCCTGTTTCTATATCAAGAGTTCCTTTTCCATATTTTTCTGTGAGGGAAGTTGCTAAGTTAGATTCTTCTTTTTCTATAGATATTAAATGATTTTTTAAGTTTTTTTCTTGTTCTTCTATTTTAGCTTTACTTAAATATAATTGCCCAAAACTAATTGTTAGTTTATTCATATGAGATTGAAGGGATTTTATTTTATCCAATTCTTCTGTTGTGAATTTTTGAGTTTTTGGTGCAGTATTAGGAGTGGTTGTTTTGTTTTGTAGTGCCATAACTTTTATTAATGTTTATTATTTCCTATATACATATATGCAAATTAGAAAGACCCACCATTTATTATCCCTATTATTTCTCCACTTGCACTTATATTACCTGATGCTGTTATATTCCCATTAAATATTCTAGCGAAATTATTTGATGATCCATATTGATCTTGTACTAATAGATTCTTTGTTTCAAGATTTCCTCCAAAAAACTTTCCATTTAAACCTTCTACAGTACCACTTGCACTAATATCACCACTTATTTCAACTCTACCAAATGAACCCGTTGAAATTAATGAACCACTAAATATATTATTTCCACCCGGATTAAATTCCCAGGGATTATTTTCTGCATCATCTGATATTATTGCAGTACCACTTGAACCTGATTTTTGAACTCTAAGTCCATATCCTGTAACAGTATTTGTTCCAATGGAGACTCCATAATTAGCAGTACCAATTAAAAACTTATGTCCTTGTGCTGAGGATATTTGAAATGTACTTCCATCTCTTTTTATAGATGCATTTGAATCAAAAAAATGTAATTCTGTTCCACTCCCTAATGTAAACCTATTATTACTATCAGCATGACCGTGACCAGTAACTAATCCTATTACATTAAGATTAACCTCACTGTTAACACCATTAATAAATAACTTATTAGCGGCATCTACTTGACCAAACGAACCCGTTGAAGTTATTGAACCACTTATATCAGCTGATGTTGTTATATTTCCTGTAAACACATGAGTATCATCTACACTATTCCCAAAAACAGTTGAGCCACTTTCATGAAGTATAGAAGAACTTACAAATTCTGTGTGGAATTCTCGTGCTGTTAATGTTCCCCCTACTAATAAATCTGTTGAAGCTGTTAGTGCTCCTTGTATACGTACTGTGTCCCCTATGTCTAGTGTACTTTGAGGATCATTAGTTCCTATTCCTATATTACCTGAACTAGAAAAATATAATAAAGATCCTCCTGAACCTGATATAAAGGTACTTGTTTTATCATTAGGATCTGTTTTTATA